GAGAGCAGTGACCAGCAAATAGCTCTAACAGGAGAATACTATGGGCCTTTTTAGCAAGAAAAAAAATACTACCATCAACCAGACAGGTCTTGGGGACTCACAATTTGATAGCCTTTCGGCGGGTCAAGATAGTCTGGCTCAAGGTCAAACAGGGATCAACGCGAACATCGAAGCTGTCGGAGGGGAGCTATACGATGGTCAAACTGGCATTATGGCCCAAGGCCAATCCATTATGGATCAGATGGCTCAACAGGCGGCGGACGCAGTGGCTCAAGCTGAAGCAAACGCGCAAGCTCAAGCCGAAGCAGCGGCAGCGGCTATGCAACAAGCCCAAGCAGCAGCGCAAGCAGCAGCAGCGGCGGCGCAAGCGCAGACTTCGGCTATGAACACTGGCTTTGGAAACGTCATAGACGGCCAAGGTAATATCATTAACAGGGTTGCCGATGAGGGTATAACTACTCGTGGTTACATAAACGCTCAAAATGAGCAAATGAACGATTTCAACAATATCAGAACGAAGCGTTTAGAAGACGGTGCCGCCGAGAATACGCAAAATATTCTCAATCAAGGCGAGACTTATTTTGATGAAGCTACTGCTCAACGTGACGCAAATGCAGATCAAGCTCAAGGAGACCGTGACGCTTTAAAGGAAGCCGTTCTGGCGGGTCAGGTATCTCTGACAGATCTTGTTAACCAATATGGTGCGGCAGGAGCTACTTACTTTGAGGCATTGGCTCAAGGTCAAGCAGGACTTGCAGCAGGTCAAGGCGGTCTTCAAAGTGGTCTTACTGCCTTCCAAGATCAGTACACAGGAGACTTTGCTAATCAAGCGGACTTCCTGAATGACCTGAGTGGCACTGTCGCAGGTGGGTTCGACTCAGTTAGTGCTGGGCAAGGCCAATTAGGGGATCAGGTCGCTGCGGGAACAGACGCTTCTGTTACTGCCGCTGCTGCTGCTGCTGAAGGTGTTACTGCGGCTGTTGCAGACTCCTCTAATGGACAACCTTCTGTGGACTATGCTCGTATTGCTAGGGACATCACTACTGGTAACGAGCAAATCACAGATGAGATGAGAGCGCAGCAGGGCCAGTGGACGGGTAGGCTGGACACCATGCGTAATCTGCTTATTACTCAAGGTGATGATTTAGATGCCGCGACTAAGACGGACTACACCCAGCTTGTGAACGCCTTTGATCAGCAAGGCAAGCTCATCAGCGAGAGCATTGACGAGCAAGGTGTCAGAACTGCCAGAGCCATTGACGAAAATGGCAATTTGCTGATCTCGCAGTTTGACGCGACTGGGGCAAGGATCATGGAAAACAATCTCAACATTAACGCCCTGTTGTCGGGTCTTGAGTCTCGTATGTCGTTTGCTGCTGGAGCTAACTACAGCATGGGGAATAAGTCTCCGACATATAACCGTCGATACGGCATTATGTCTCCGTACTCACAAACCGCACGGTAAACTAGCGGTAACACCAATTCTTTAATCGGGTGGGTCTGATTGAGGAAACTATGCAGCCAGATAAGATTTCTGCACAGGCGCAAAACCTAATAAAAAGTTTTGAAGGTCTTGCAAAAGTAGGGACTGATGGAGTTATCCGAAGCTACCGCTGCCCAGCGGGTAGGTGGACGATAGGCTGGGGCCACACCAAAGGTGTCCGTAGTGGCATGAAGATCACTGAGGAAGAGGCGCAAGCTTTTTTCTTAGAGGACATTGTGGCATTTGAAAAAGCCATAAAACGGCAAGTAAAAGTCCCATTAAGTCAGAACCAATTTGATGCCTTAGTTTGCTTGGTGTATAACATTGGGGAGGGTAATTTCAGCAAGTCTACCCTGCTCAAAAAGCTCAATAGAGGTCTTTATGATGAGGTCCCAGAGCAAATTCTACGGTGGAATAAAGCTACCCTAGACGGTAACTTGCAAACCCTTCGGGGATTGACCAGACGTAGAACGGCAGAGTCTGCTTTGTTTAGTATGGACGCCCCTCTCCCCTCTAACGGCGGTGAGGAAACGCCCCAGAAAGTGGAGCAGAAAGCTCTGAAGCCTTTGACTAAGTCTAAGACTATAGCGGGGACTTCAGTTGCCGGGGCCGCAACCATGCTAAGTGAGGTCTCTGTGCAGCTAGAGGTTTTAACTGGGTACAGCGATATACTCCACACAGTTTTTCTTGTTTTAGCGTTGGGGGGAATTGGGTTGGCGGCGTATGCCAGAATTAAGGATAGTAAAGAAGGTATCCACTAAGTGCTAAGTTTTTTAACAGGAAAACTTCAAAGTATTCTTATTACCATCGGCGCTGTTCTATTACCCGTTTTATATATTCTAGGGCGAAAAGATCAGAAAGCTATGCAGAAAACAGCCGCGCTAGAAGATGCTTTGGAGTTGGAAAAGAAGACATCCAGTTTCAAAGAGGCAATGAGCGAAGCGAAGAATGAGATTGAAAACAGCATTCCTAATAATGACCGCGATGCTCTTGTTGAGCGGCTGCGCGACAAAGGTTTATAAAACAGAACTGGAGGTCTACTGCCCTCCTAAAGTTGAATACTCAGACGCCTTTAATGAAAAGTTAGTCGAGGAGATACTCAATCTGCCCCTAGAGACTTACGCCATTGAACAGGTCGTTGCAGATTATGTCCGCCTTCGTGATTTAATATCGGCATGTGACATTGAACGGGATAGAATAGATGAGTGAAGAAGCTAACACACAAGGTGGAGTAGTTGGAAACCCAGATGCCCTTCCTGCCGCTAATCTAACGGCTGATTCCGCGCAGGGCAGTAGCCAACGGGGCGCTGCTGCTAATTTCACGGGAGTAAGCCTACCCGGAGGCTTTACCATCCCCCAAGTTAATCAGGCCGCGCCACCACCCGGTATGGTTCAGGGTGCAGTGGATACCGCTGCGACAGTTGTGTCGGGTGAGAATGCTAACGTGGGCCTTGGCAACGCGCAAAACATTGTCGATGACCCCTCTTCATTTCTTACTCCAGACATGACCTTGTCTGGTAATACTCCTACAGTTAACACCACTGGGACTGAGATAGATGGCAGTGATCCAAAATATAACATTGATGCTGGTGGCCTTAACGTCGATGCTGTTACAACAGGTCCTGCTTCTACAGTTGATACCAGCCTTGCTGATAACCCTGGAGCAGCTACTTATGAAGCTCAGACAACTCAAGGCTCCATTGATTCTGCTTTAGGCGAAGCCGCGCAAGGTGAGGTTAGCGACGAAGCTATAATCGAAGCTGAACAGCTTGATATGGAAGGTGCTGCTACCGGGTACAATGCGGATGGCACGGTCAACTACACTGGACAGGCGTTGACACAATTCGCCAGCCAGAACATCTCTACTATGATCGACACCAGCACCGTTGCTGGTAAATTGCTTGCCCAGCAATTGGGTGAAGGTAACTACACAGATACCAAAGCTACGGTTATGGGTCAGCTAGACATCATCTCCTCTGAATTTGAAGGACCCAATGGTGAGGCTAAGATCCCAAGCTGGGCGCAAGGCACTGCGCGTAACGTAGCGCGTATTGCTGCGTTTAAAGGTATGACGGGTACAGCCGCAACAGCAGCTATGTCTACGGCCATAATGGAAGCTACCCTGCCTATAGCCCAAGAAGAGGCTAGGTTCTTCCAGACAGTCACCCTAGAGAACTTAGACAACCGTCAAGAGTCCACTATTAACCGTGCTAATGTCTTAGCTAAAATGGACATGCTGAACCTTGACGCTCGTATGACCACTGCGATTACCAACAGTAAAAACTTTATGGATATGGATCTCGCGAACCTATCCAATCGTCAGCAGACCTCCGTTATTAATACTCAAGCTCGTGTGCAGTCTTTGTTGGAAGACGCCAAGATGGTAAACACACAGCGCATGTTTAATGCTGAGTCTGCCAATGACATGGAGAAGTTCTACGATCAGCTTGGTGTTAACATTGCCCAGTTTAATGCCTCTCAACAAAATGAGATGGACATGTTCAACACTGGCGAAATCAACAACACAAACAGATTTAATGCTCAACTAGAATCTAGCAGAGAGCAGTTCTATAAAGAGATGCAGTACAACATCGATGTATCCAACTCTAAGTGGCGTCAAGAGGTTTCTTTAGCTGAAACTAAAATGCAATTTGAAGCTGCTGCACTAGACGTACAGAACCTGTTTAAGATAAGCTCTGAGGCACAAAACCAGCTATGGGACCGTGCTGACGCAATCTTAGATTACACATGGAAATCTGGTGAGACAGCAGCAGAGCGTGAGAACCGTCTTGCGCTTGCTCGTATCGATGCAGAGGCTGCTAGGTACGCTGCTAAACAGCAGAAGAAAGGTTCTATCTTTGGTGCAATAGGCTCTGTCGCAGGAGCGGCAATAGGGGTTATTGCCTTTTAAGACTTCGGGTGGGTCATCTGAGGTTTGAATGGAATTTGATAAGATCTTTAAGATGCATAAACGTATCGTGTTTATGTGTAGTGGCGGTAAGGACAGTATCGCTGCGCTGTACTACTTAAAACACTACTGGGATCAGATGGTAGTTGGCTGGGTAAACACTGGAGATCTAGCCCCAGAAGTTGAGCAGTTTATGCAGGATCTAAGTAAAAAGATCCCTAACTTTGTTGCTGTGTATTCTGACTCCAATAAGTGGCGAGAAGAGAACGGTTGGCCCAGTCCTATAGTCCCAATAGATAAGACCGCGCTTGGCGAACTTTTGAGCGAGAAAAAAGAGTTTAAAGTCACTGCGTATACGGATTGTTGTAGGGCTAACATCTGGGTGCCATTGAAACAATTGGCGGATCATGTCGGCGCTACTGCGGTGTTGACGGGGCAAAGAAAAGAAGACGACGTTAAAGCCCCTACTAAAAATGGGGAGTGGAAAGAAGGTCTCCAGATGTTCTACCCAATCGATGACTGGAGTACCGATGATGTCATGGAGTACCTAGATCTTTTAGGTATTAGGGGCGCTCGTTTCTCTGCCGGGGACACATCCATAGATTGTTTAACATGTACGGGATACCCAAAATATACAGACCGGACAGCGTACATAAAAAAGCACCACCCAAAATCATATAAAGAAGCTGCAAGACGGTGGGAGTTAATAGCTACAGCTTGTGAAGAAGAACACAATTACCTGCTCAACGCTTTGCACAGAGGTTAACATGAAATTTGAAGACGGTATTAGGCTCTCAATTAAGAACTTCCTTGATGGGAATATGCCCAAGGAATTAGCCGCCACGAAAGAAGAGGGCCTGAAGTACACCCCTGAATGGTTCGATACTTTTGAGGAAACTTTTAAAGGTAGAGACTCAGAGATGGTGGAAGAAGAAGAGCCTAAGAAAAAATCTAAAAAGAAAAAGAAGTCTAAAGATACAGCGATGGATGATCTAAAGGGGCTTGGCTATGCAGAATGAACCCGTATTTGATGGTGCCATCCCCGGAGAGAACTTTACTTCTGATACAAGAAACTACCCTTGGCATCGCCCACCCGATCTTGTTGACTACGATGAGATCGTAGAAGACCTTCTGCTAAAGGTTTCATCCAGAGATGTACTGCCGGGCATGATGTCCTCTTTGTCTATGGGGACAAGTGTTGCCTTTCTTACAGACTATATGATCCTTTTCTACATTGGCGAAGGGCGGTTTTCCATTGATATGGGGTTACTGGCCGCAGGACCCTTGGCTCGTTACATCCAAATTATGGCTGATGAGTTTAACGTGGATTACGACATGGGCTTAGATGAAGAGGGTTTAGCCCTAGCCCCGGATTTAGTGAAGGCTATGAGAAAGCTTGAAAACTCCCCTGAGATAGAGGCTCCAGTAGTGTTAGAGCCTGTAGAGCAGGAAGGTTTTATGGCCCCAACAGATGCTGTCGCTCCTGACGAAGAACAGGAAGCAATGCTAGGTTTAGTTGACGAAGTTGAGGAAGAAAACAATGGCGAATAGCTGGGACTCATTTGCAGTCAATTTCACTAATTCTTTTAATAATGCTCAGAGACAGGCACAGGCTTACGAGGCCGAAATCCAGAACCCTTTCATGAATAATTTGATGAAGGAGTTTGAATTAGCGAAGAAGCAGATACAAGCGTCTAATAATAAAGCCGCTGAGTACATGTCTGGCGGTCAGCAAATCGTTAATGGTTTGGCCGGTATGCCTTCTGACTTTACGACTCAGGACTTAGTGACCTACACATCCACATTACTTGCGGCTAACGGTGGAGACATAGAGAAAGCTCAAAAAACGTTGGTGGAGCAGCTTAACTCTGGTGTTTTGGTTTCCAGAACAGACCTAGCAAAGAACACAGCAGAAAATGCTCAAACTATTATCAATCCTCCCGCCATCGGTGAAGACGCTTCTGTGGACACAACAGAGGCTGAAGCACAGACCCAAAGCATGCTTGAGGATGAAAGCAGTGACGCTGCCGACAATACCCCCGATCCTGCGACTGCTTCAGCAGTTGGCTCTAAACCAAACCCTGGGATA